TGAATATTTAATTATTGAGTGTTATCGTAAACTAGACCCTACAGTAATGACAGATGTTTACAATGACATATATTTAAAAAGATATGTTACGGCCTTGTTTAAAAGACAATGGGGTGCGAATCTTTCAAAATTCAATGGAGTGACTATGATTGGTGGAGTTACTTTAAATGGTGGTCAAATATTCCAAGAAGCACAAGAAGATATAAGAAAATTAGAAGAAGAAATAAGAGGCACATACGAAACGCCTGTAACGTATATGATAGGATAATGAAATGCAATTTGATACTCCAGTTATTTACGAAACCTCTTACAAAGGTAAACGTTATATAGGTAAACATAATGGCCGTGGTTGTGACTACTATGGTAGTGGCAAAATAATCAAAAGTATAATAAAATCTGGCAAAAAAAATCTACTTACAACTCGTGTTATAGAATACGTTAATGACGTAAATAAGTTAAATGAGCGTGAGATTTATTGGATAAAAAAATTAAAACCTGAAATGAATTTAGCACCAGGTGGTGAAGGTGGTGATAGGTCTATGTCTTTTACTAAAGAAGGTGCAAAGTCAAAAAGTATAAAGATGTCCAATATGAAAAGAAGTAAAGAATGGCGTGATAATATTCGTAAATCAAAATTAGGTGTAAAATTATCTGACTATCAAAGAGAGCAGATGAGTAAAGCTCATAAAGGTAAAGTTCTTTCTGAGGAACATAAAGATAGTATAAGAAAAGGATTTTCAAAAATAAAAAATACAAAAAAATATAAAAAGAATTTATCAAAAGCTGTAAAACTTTGGTGGGCTAAAAGAAAAGGTAAGGTAGCATAGTGGCGACAAATCATTACTTCCAAGGAGGGAACGGAATCGGAAGTGATTCTGAAAAAAGATTACATGAGAATTTAATTATTGAGAGTCTTAAAATTTTTGGTCACGACTGCTATTATCTTCCAAGAACATTAGTCAATCAGGATTTAGTTTTAGGAGAAGATGTCCTTTCTAAATTTGACGACTCGTATTTAATGGAGTTTTATATAGAAACAACTGAAGGTTTCCAAGGCGAACAAGAGTTAGTTTCTAAATTTGGTTTAGAAATTAGAGAAGATACAACGTTTATGTTGGCCAAACGAAGATGGCAAGACCAAGTTGATTCAGTACACACATTGATTGCTGATGGCCGACCAAACGAAGGTGACTTAATATACTTTCCTTTAATGAAGTCATTTTTTGAAATACAGTTTGTTGAAGACCAAGAGCCATTCTTTCAATTAGGCAATCTACCAGTTTACAAACTTAAAACAACTAGATTTGAATACAGTTCAGAAAGATTTAATACAGGCCAAGATGAAATTGATGAATTAGAAACAAATCGTTCACTTGACCAATTACTCTATCAAACATCATTAGAAAGTGGTACGTTTGGTGCAGTATTAGGAAATCCAGTAGTAACTGGTGACGTTGTTACTTCTATACCAGTTGTATCGGGTGGTGAAGGATATGTTACGGCACCAACACTTACAATTTCAGCACCGTCTGCTACAATTAACGCAATCGCAACAGGTAATCTAACAGGAAATACTTTAAGTTCATTTACAATTACAAATGCAGGTCGTGGATATAGTGTAACACCTACTGTAACGGTTGTATATTTAGCAACAGACAGTACAACAAAAACAAATACAGATTCATCAGCAGGTTTAACTAATGGCCAATTAACATCTATTACGCCAGATGCTGCTATGACAGATGTAGCGTCAATTACAAGTGTTACAGTTTCAAGTCCAGGTAGTGCTGTCACAGCGGCCGCGACTGCTATATTAACTGATGGTGTTGTTACCAGTGTGACCATTGCTGTAGATGGTTCAAGTTATCTTGGATTATCACCAACGGTTACTATATCAGAAAACACAGACGCAAGTGGTGCTATGTTATTAGAATCAACTACAGGTGAGATTAACTATCTAATAGATGAAAGTTATAATCTTGCTACACAATCACAAAACTATGCTGATAATGCCACATATGAGTCAGACGCAGGCTTTGGTACAACAAGTACCGATGATGACATATTAGACTTTACTGAGCGAAATCCGTTTGGTGAAATAGACGAAGGATTTTAAATATGTTTGGAAAACACTTTTACCATGAATCATTAAGAAAAGTTGTAGTGGCCTTTGGTACAATTTTTAACAACATTACTATACACAGAACCGATAGTAATAATAATGTTGTACAATCTATTAAAGTACCTTTGGCCTATTCACCAAAAGAAAAGTTTTTAACACGATTAGAACAACAGGCCGATTTAGATAATCGAAGTGTTGCGGTTACTTTACCTCGTATGGGTTTTGAAATATCAGGCATCTCTTATGACTCATCTCGTAAATTGCAAAAAGTTGGTAAGTTTCGTTCAGTAAGAAGTGATAGAGGTGACGTAATGGATTATCAATATAATCCTGTACCTTATAATATTTCTTTAAATCTTTACTCTTTTACGGCCACTGCTGAAAGTGGTTTACAAATTATAGAACAGATATTACCTTATTTTCAACCAGATTATACAGTAACTATTAATACTATACCAAGTATGGGTATTAAAAGAGATGTACCTATTATTTTAAATAGTGTAAATTATGAAGATACTTACGATGGTTCATATACACAAAGACGTGCTGTAAACTATACTTTAAGTTTTACGGCTAAAACGTATTTGTATGGGCCAATCTACTCACAAAGAGTTATCAAAGAAACACAGGCCGACTTATATTCAGATACACCAGTTTCAAGTAGAGAAGAAAGAGTTGTGGTTGTACCTAATCCAACAAGTGCTGACGCAAATGATGACTTTGGATTTACAACAACAATTACAACGTTTAGTGACGCAAAAAACTATAACCCTAGTACAGACGGAGATGAATAAATAGTAGTATGGCAATCAATAAAGTAGGATCAAAAGGTATAGAAGACGGTTCAGTCGCAAGTGCTGATTTTGCGCCTAATACAGTTACAAGCGCTAAATTACAAGACGGTGCTGTTACAAACGCTAAATTAACAAATACTTCAGTTACATTAGCTGGTTCATCTGTAAGTTTAGGTGGTTCAGTTTCATTTAATAACAAATTCGTTGACTGGCAATCAGTCATTACAGCAGATGGTTCAACAGGAACTACAGCTGTATCAGGACAAGGTTACTTTATAGACACAACTTCTGCTGCTCATACTTTAACATTACCAAGTTCTGCTGCTATCGGTGACTTTATCGCTATCAAAGATTACGCTGGTACATTTGCCACAAACAATTTAACAATTGCTCGTAACGGACATAATATTCAAGGTGTTGCCAATGATAGTTTAATATCTACTAATCGTGCTAGTTTAGTATTAGTTTATGTAGATAGTACAAAAGGCTGGTTGTATTGGGAAGAACATAATGTGGGTAGTTTAGAATTACTACAATACATATCTGCTACAGGTGGTACTATTACAACATCAGGTGATTACAAAATTCACACTTTTACGGGTGATGGTTGTTTTGTTGTTTCACAAGCTCCTTTAGGACCTGCTCCAGGAGTTGATTATTTAGTAGTTGCTGGAGGTGGTGGTGGTGGTTCTGTAAATGGTGGTGGAGGTGGTGCTGGTGGTTATAGAGAATCTTCAGGAACAGCTACAGGTTGTTACACAGCAAGTCCGTTAGGTGCTTGTGTTTCTGCTTTAACAGTTTCAGCAACAACATATCCAATTACAGTAGGTTCAGGAGGAACTGGACAAGTTTATCCTGGTGGTACTTCCACAGCTGGTTCAAATTCAGTATTTTCAACAATTACATCTGCTGGTGGTGGTAGAGGTATTTGTACACCAAATGGTGATGGAGGTTCAGGTGGTGGAGCACCACAAAGTCCAGCAGGTGTAGCTGGATTAGGAAATACACCTCCTGTAAGTCCTCCTCAAGGTAATCCTGGAGGTACAGGATTTGATACTGCTGGAGGTGGTGTTGGTTGGAAAGTTAGTGGAAGTGGAGGCGGTGCAATAGGAGTTGGTGGTACTGCATTATCACCTGGACCTGCTAATACATACAATCCCGCTGAAGATAGAGCTGGTGGCGCTGGAGCTACAACTTCAATTTCAGGAAGTCCTACATCATACTCTGGAGGTGGTGCTGGATCAATGGAAACTGGTACTTTTGGATCAATACCTATTGCACCTGGAGGATTGGGTGGAGGTGGTAGTGGTGGTAGTGTACCAGGAGGAGGTCCTTTTCCTACAACAATTGTTAACTCTACAGCAGGAACAGCAAATACTGGTGGTGGAGGTGGAGCTGGAGCTGAAAGAGCTGGTCCAAATGATGTTGCCTCTGGAAAAAGTGGTGGTAAAGGAATCGTTATAATACGATACAAATTTCAATAAGGAAATGATATAAATAGTAAGAAAGAGATTTAAGATATGGCAATTTCAAAAATAGGTTCAAAAGCACTTGTAGATTGTTCAGTAGCGGCTGTAGATATAGAAGA